TATGGCCGTGATAGTGCTGGTGTAGTAATGCCTGGCACCATGGTATTTAAATCGGGCTGCTTTGTCCAGATGCTGGAGTTTACCAAGTCCACAATCAAAAATACCAGCAAAACAGAGGGTGACCCTGATAAACGCGGTATTCTTCAAGGTTGTGAGTTTGAACATCCGGGGAGCTCTAAGGAAATCCGTGAGTTTCGTTCGTATTGGATGAACAGGGACATTGGCATCATTTTCCAACATTGCGTTGGCGAAACCCCTGATGATTTATTTGGCACTCCTTGCGCTCCGCTCCAACTTGATTTTAATGCGGAGGAAAGCAAAGATACCAACCATACTGCATTCACTTTCAAGAGCACGAATAAAGGCCCTGATGTGGCGATTTATGAGGGCTCAATGGATCTGGGCAGTACGATTAAGCTCGATGCGGGTGAAACAAATATCTCCCTGACTGATGGCCCGGGAATTTATGAAACGCAGGATCATTCTGCTGCTGTTGAAATAGCTACGATTGATGATGCTGTGCATCTGATGGTCTTTACTGTTTTAGGCGGTGGTGGTGAGAATCCACCAACGATCCCGGCAGGAACTGTGTTCCAGCTGAAGGATGGCGCTCCCTGGACAGCTTTGGAAGGCGCAACCATTACCTTTAAGGTGTATAAAAATGGTGCGAGCTCTTATATTGCTGTCGAACAGGCACGTACTTAGGAGTCTGGTAGCTCTCTATATTTTTTGTTTTTTGGGTTTATTTATTGTTTTGAATCCCGGTAGCTTTTGAAGCTCCGGGATTTTTTGTTGTCCTTTAGCTTGTGTGTACTCTTTCTGAATTTTACATGAAAAATGTGCACCATGAAAAACCAAATCATTGATTTTTTTCAAACAGACCGCTCTTATGGGTCCGGGAAACAATTGTTTTTCCGTTATGGCCGCAACCGTAGTTTTATGAATGCCCTCAACCGTCAGGTGGAAACCCCTGCTTTAAAGGCCATGCTTTTTGAGGAATTGCGCAAACTGGCAGGGATATCGGAACAGGGATTTAAAATAATGCTGTCGAAACGGATTGAAATTGCTGCTCCGGTTGTGAAACAATCCAAAAAGAAAGCCCCGCATAAAAGCCAGGCAAGTGCTGCGGATATGAACAGCATTCCTGATTATGTGAAAAAGACAATCAAACTCCGTCAGGAATTTCCTTTCCTAAAGGAAAAGAACTGCCCGGAAGAGTTTAAGGTGCTGGTGGCGGATATGCTGACGGCTTATGAGAATTACCGCAAAGCACATGCTGGTTTATTTGAAAAAATTACTGCTGAAAAGCTGGAGGAGCTGTCTAAATCGGTGGTTGAAAATTATCTGGAAAACCGCATGATCTGGGAAGAGCTGGATTACTTCAAAGAAAAAGGGGAAATCCTGGGAATCCATCCCATCTTCCAGGAACGTGAATGGAAGGAGAAATACAGCAAGATGAACAGCAATGAACTCCATGCGGAGATGGATCGGGTTTATGGAAACCTGATGCGCAATAAAAAGAAAATCGAGGATGATCCGGAGAGTGAATATACTGCGGACCGTCAAATGAGGGTCGATTTATATCAGACGGAGTATGATTTTATAAAACGCTTGCTTGGCCTTGAGTAAATTATTTTCCATAGCTGATCTCACACAGGCGGCAAAGGTTTCAAATACGGATGTCCCTCAGTCGGCTGCTCAGTGCATTAAATTTATGACAATGCATATGCAGCGGATTGAGTCGATTAAGCAACTGACGCATATTCCGGAGGAGGATGAACTGGTCTTATTGTTTACCCTAAAATCGTTTAATGCTTTTACGTTTATTCCTTACCTGATTAAAGAGGTGGGCTATATTGATCGACTGATTGTTTCTACCTATTCCATCAACCGCAGGATTATTGACAGCATGTTGCGCTATCAGGATAAAGGGAAAATCGGCAGTATTAAGATCTATATTTCTGATTCAATCCGCTATCGTTTACCAAAGGTGGTGGATCATCTAAATGCGTCCATTGCGGATCGGGCTGTAGAAGTAATCTATACTTGGATCCATGCAAAGATTAGCCTGGTGGAAATTAGCGGTTCCCGTTTTACTGTTTCCGGTTCCGGCAACTGGGGAGAAAATGCACAGTATGAGCAGTACTTTTTCTTGAGTAATCCTGATTGTTACGAATTCTACAAATCTGCGCTGCATGAACTTGAATGAGGAACAAATCACAGAACTGGAGCAGCTGGCCGGATGTGGCTATACATTGAAACAAATTGCGATGTATTTTAATCTTTCGATTCGGGAAGTACTGGAGGCTTATCAGGATCCTCAATCTGATTTCCGTTTTCATTATGAACGGGGCAAACTCCTGATTCAGGCTAAGATCGATATGCAGGCCACCATCAGCGCCCAAAGTGGCAACCTTACGGCAATGCAACGGCTTGATAAGCTTACTTCAAAGCGTAATTTCATTAATGCCCGGGATGAAATGATCCATACTGTGGTCCAGAATATCCCTTCAAAGTTGAAACAATTATACCCTGCTCAAGATGAAAATACCGGACAGTAAATACGACCAACTGCTGGCTTATATCGAGTCCGGGGCTAAGGGAAACCTTCCCCGTGGACTGATTGAATATGTGGAGCTGCTCGACCTGATCCGAAGCATGTACAGCCGCTATGAATCCAGGGAGGCAATTATCAATTTTATCTACCAAAAGCCATACAACTTATCCCCTGCCCTTGCTGCGAAACGCTTCAGCGAGGCGATGAACTTTTTTTATCTTGATAATGAGGTACGGAAAAAGGCGTGGCGGAATATCTATGCCGAGAAACTGGACAGGGCTGCTGACCTGGTTCTAAAAACTGCTGAAAATGCGGCTTATATTGAGATCTTCAAGAAAATTATTGATGCTGCTGCACGGATGCGACAATTAGATAAAATTGATCCTCCTGAAATCCCGAAACAGCTGTATGACAAACCCTATAAAATCTACAGCCTCGATCCTGCGACCATTGGCCGCAAAAGACCGGATAAACGACTCCTGGCAAAGAAAATCGATGAACTGCCTGATACGCCTGAGGCGGAAAAAGAACGCCTGAAAGAGGATGCTTTAATCAATACCCCTAAATTTTTTCAGGATGCCGACGAAGCCGAAGATTATTAAACCGGGAAACAATTCCACGGATTTCCGTTTTGCTGCCTGGCTAAACCAAATTATTGATATGGGTGGCTTTAAGAACGTTTATCTATTTGGTGGGCGTGGTCTGGGCAAAACTTCTGATATCCTTTCAGGGCGTGTACAGGATGTGTCTTTTGATATGCCCGGGGCTCCTTTTGCTTTTGTGGGCGATACCTATGTTAACCTGATGACCAATACGGTGAAAGTGTTGATTGAGGGCTTGCAGCGTAAGGGATGGGCGGAGAATTATCACTATGTTTTGGATAAAGCTCCTGCTGATGAATGGAGGGAAAAACAGTATGCAAAGCTATTCAGTTATAAGCATACGATCAGTGTGTTTAATGGCTGCACCATCAACCTGGTGTCTATGGATCGGCCTAGTTCCGGTGCCGGTAACTCTTATGTGCACCTTTTCGGGGATGAGTCGAAATACCTGAAATTTGAAAAGCTTAAAAAACTAATGCCGGCCATTCGTGGGGATTATATCCGCTTTGGGCATAGCCCTTTTTATCGTGGGCATACCTTCACTTCCGACCTGCCAAATCCTTTAGAGAATGAGGATCCGTGGATGCTGGAAATGGCTTCCCGTATGGATAAACAGCAGATCCTTGATATTATCGACCTTGGTTTTGTACTGAACGATATTCACAAAGAGATGTACTGGGCTGAGATGGAAGGCACTTCTGAGGATGTACGCAGGCTTTCAAAAAAGCTAGTACGCTGGGAAGACCGACAAATCAAACGACGGCAAAACAGTACGTTTTTTTATGTGGCGAGCTCTTATGTGAATGCGGATATCTTAACGGAAGGATATTTTGATGAGCAATTGGAATCCTTAGGTATTGATGAGTTTAAACGGGCTATTGCTTCGATTAAAACCTTCCTGGAAAGGGGCAGGATGTTTTATGGCAACTTAGACGCAAAACATTTCTATGCGGATGGTTATAATTACGATTATTACGATCAGTTTGATCTGCGGGACAATATTCAGCAGACAAGCCGTGGTTTGCGCTATATTCGCCCCAACAGTCCGCTGGAGGCTGGTTTTGATGCCGGAAATATGATGAGCTTGGTTCTGGGACAGGAGCAAAAACCGTATTATCGGGTGCTGAAAAACCTCTATACTTTAACCCCTGAATGGATTGAGGACCTGGCACTGAAGTTTACGGACTTCTTTGCGACGCACAATAAGAAAGAACTGGCTTTATATTATGATCGGGCTGCAAATCAATATAGTAAGGCAAAACGGGACTTTGCTACCAAGCTAAAGAATTCGATTGAAAAGGTGAACGGCAAGCGCACTGGCTGGTCTGTGAAGCTAATGAATGTGGGACAGGCCAATATCACCCATGCGGAGGAGTACGACCTGATGAACGATATTATGGCGGAACGGGATCCCCGACTGCCGAAGCTGCTTATGGATAAGTTTGAGTGCAAGGAACTAAAGGGTAGCCTGGAGCTGGCACCGATGGACAAAGTAAGTGGCAAGATCAAGAAGATTAAGAAGAGCGAACAGCTGGCTTTGAAACGCTTACCACTGGAGAGCACCAATATGAGCGATGCCTTTAAGTATCTGATGTGTCGGTCTAAATGGTTGGATATTAGCAAGAAAAGAAATACTACTTATGTAGGGAGCGCTACGGTTCGTTAGTTCTTTTGGGCGTTGCGGC